TAGAAGCTCTAGGCTAAGCTCCAATGACGAGTTGATGAAGTTTTCAATGGCTATTGCTGATACTACTTCTCAGCTAAGAACAAAAGCTATTGCTTTTTTTCAGTTAGATTATGTAGTTAAGAGAGAACGCCTACGGGATGTTGCATCAAATGGAGAGATAGAATTCATCTTAGAAACAATAGTAGATGACATGGTAGTCTATGATGAAGAGGCAAGGTTCGCCTATGCAAGAGATATGACAGGCAAGCTTCTATACAGAGGAAACACTAAAGAAGATCGTTTACACTACCAAGAATCTGTGATTAATAAATACAATGATAACTTTGAAAAGATCTATACTGCTTGGGGATTCGGTGAAGGTATCGCTGCTTGGCAGTACGCCTTTCAATTCTTAGTAGAAGGTCACCTTTCTTTTGAGATCCTATATGATAACTTAGAAAAACCAAAGGAGATAATAGGTTTTAAAGAGATAGATCCTGCAAGCATCGCTCCTCAACTACAGAAGGATCCTAAAGGCAAGCTTTTCTTACAGTGGGTACAGTACGATCCAAACAGCGGTTCAACTAGAATATTGAATGATTCACAAATAATATACTTATCTTATGCCAACCATTTTAGGACAAAGCGAGTAAGTTTTGTAGAGAGATTAATTAGGTCATTCAACTTATTAAGAATCATCGAGCATAGTAAAGTAATTTGGCACGTAATGAATGCACCAATTCGTCTAACCACTACTGTTCCAATCGGGAGTAAAAGCTTTCAAAAGGGCCAAGAAGATGTTCGTGAGTTTTTAAACCTGTTTAAAGAAGATATCAGTTTCAATGGAGATACTGGTGAATTAAGCGTTGACGGTAAACCCAACATTCTTTTCTACAAGAATTATGTTATGCCAATAAACGATCAGCAACAGCAGATAAAGATAGAGGCTCTACAAACACCTGGACCAAACCTTTCTGGTTCAGAACTACTTAACTACTTCTATAAGAAGTTGAAGATGGATTCTAAAATTCCTTATTCTCGTTGGGAAGGACAGAGTGGAATGGGTGCATTTACCCTTAATGCTGAAGGTATAACTAGAGAAGAGGTAAGATACCAAAAATTCATTAGACGATTAAGATCAGCTTTTTCTGAATTATTAGTAAAGCCTTGGTATCTGCAAATGTGTTTAGACTTTCCTGAGCTTGGTGATGACTATAAATTTAACAACGCAATAGGTATTAACTACAACAATGATAATATCTTTGAAGAGGCTAAGCAGAACGATATTGAAGCAAAACGTATAGCTGCATTCCAAGCCAAAAAAGGAGTCATGAAAGACGATGGCACACCATTCTTCTCTACTGAATACTTAGTTAGAAAAGAGCTTAAGCTTACTGAGAGTGAGATTGAATCAAACCAGCAGTGGTTTGATCAAAAACTTGAAATTGAAGCTGAAGCAGCAGCTGCTGCACCAGCCGCACCAGCCGCACCGCCAGCAGCAGGAGGAGCCGCACCAGCCGCAGCAGGAGCCGCTGCAGAAGCAGGCGGTAGCGAGACCAAAGAAGGAGGAGAAGTAGGCGCAGCTGGTCAACTTTAACAGTTGATAGTTTAGTTGTATTATAATCTAAAACTATATTTATGAAATCACCATTAGACATGGCTCAAGAGCTATCTGATATTCCTAAGGCTGTTTATGACAATCAGTTAGAGCTCATTGAAACAAACGACTTAGTAGAGTCAAACGAAAAAGCTATCACCGAGCTTGAGATTGAAATAAAGTCACAAGTCTTAAATGCAGTAGACGATGCTGGAAAAAAGACTTACACTAATGACGAAGCCAGAAAAATGGCATTCATTAGCGACTGTAACGACAGTGCAGACTACTGCAAGTTGATTGCACTACGTTCTGATCTTTCTAAGCAGATACAAATCAAAAGAAGCAAGATTGAGATGTTAAGTAATCAACAAAGAAACTTACGACTTTTTATTCAATATTTTTCTGGGATAGATTCAAATACTTCTTTTTCTTAACTGCATTAAAAGCTCTTAATCGTAAAAGGCAGCAATCTTCTCCTTGATCTCAGGGATGTCTATTAACAAAACTAAAATATCTCTATTTGAAACTGTGTCTGGATATAGAGAAGGCTCAATAGTAATTCTTCTTTTTCTAGTTTCACTCACATAGCTATAGATTTGATCTTGTGCTGCTCTACTTAGACTTACTGGATCCACGTTAAATTCAAATAAGTAATTATCTAAATTTAAACCAAAGTTAGATTCTCCTAAGACCTCGCCTTTTCTAGTAAAGATAGTCATCATTATCTGTTGAATAGTTGCTTCAAGGTCGTCAGTTACCTCTATCTTATTGGCTTGGAATTTAGGATCGTTTTGATCCCTAAAATATATGTCCCTAAGTTGTGCCATCTTCTTCTTTTTTTATTGTCTGTGTAAGAACATCCAGTCAGCTGTGTTCTCGCCTTTCATCATAGTTAACACAGTCTCCATTTCTTTTTCAGCAGTAGTCACTACGTTTTGATAGTTAACAGTTACTCCACCAGGCAAAGCATAATTAAATGTTTGGAGAAGATGAGATAACCTTACTTTTGCATGTGCACGAACGTATCTTTGAAACAACTCGTCTTCATATAACTTATCTCTATCTAGTTTTTTAAAGACTCTAACTACAGCCGCTGTTGCTGGTGATCTTCCTAATACACCCAATAGCTTAGTGTTTTTGTTATAGTCATATGCGATAGTATCAATTAACATTGCTTTACTTAAGTCTAGAAAGGAAAACATTACTGTCCTGTACATAATACTTTCTCCAATGAAAGGAGTCAAGAATATTTCAGCACCTATAAATTTCTGTTCTGCAAAATCTCGGTCGATTGATCCAAATATAGAGCCGCCTTTTGCCTCCTTAAAATCTACGACAAACTGTACACAGTCAGGTAGTATTATCTGGCGTTTCTTTTTAAATTGAGGGGTACTAAATAATTCCTTTGGAAGTAATAGATACTGAGATTCAACAGCATGTCTCCAGTTGTCATAGAAATAACGACTGTCGTTTTCAAGAATTCTAGTTATTTCTTTTTCAGGTAAAGAATAAGGTAACGCTCCTGAAAAAGTAATCTCATCAATTATATCAGCTATTAGTTCTTGTTCTGTCATCTTGTTTTATTGGTTTGAACCTGGTCCACCACCGTCTTTTTTATCACTAAACCTTACGCTAGATTTATTGATGTCTACCTTAAAGTCAGTATCTCCATTTGATCTACCTAATGCTCTAAGATTCTTCTTACCTATAACTTCATCCTGTTTACCTGCTCTAGCCATTGACTTTTGTAAAACCTCTCCAATGGCCCTCTCTTTAATCTTCTTCTTCCAATCGCTGTGGAATATCATATTCATAGCCCTAGTAATATCTACCTCTTCTAGAGTACCTGAGTACCTACCGGGGTTCCTAGCGGCTTTTTCGTTAGCTAATTCTTGAGCTATAGCAATGATCTGAGTATAGAGTCCAGATAAGGTGCTTTGGACCATACCTTTAAAATTACTAGGGTACACGACTTCTCTAGTCGATTCATTAATGAAATCATTGTATGTCTTTATTTTTCTATTCATCTTAAGAAGTAGCTGGTTGAGTAGGCGCTGCTGGTGTAACTACTTGAGCAGCCTTCGCTTTCAATTCAGTAGCTAATACATTTTCTCTATCTAAAATTGCCTTTTCCCACAGATTTATTTGGTTCTTGTAATCTTGGATTTTCTTAGAAAGATCAGTTAGAGTGTCGTCAAACATTACATCAGTCTCTTCACTAACTACTCCTTCATTAGATGTAGTAAAGTTTGTAAAGTTTTTAATGTATCCCATCAGTTCTTGTTTTTTGTTATTTATTTCTTTTTATTTTTGACTCTAAAAATTCCGCATACGTCATGATTTTTCTTTTCTTCTCTTTTTTAGGATTAGACCCAAACGTACTGGTCAGTCTACCGCCTGCTAAAAAAGGAGAGTTGTTCCAATGGGATGGTACTGATGTACTCGTACCGGCAGTATACATTAGATGATTAAACCTTTTTTCGTCAGGCGATGGGATTAGATGAGTTACATCAGTACCCATGGTGTCGGCACCATACCATTCGTTTGCCTTCTTCATTGGTAGTTTTAAATAGCAGTAGGTTCAGCTTCTTGTGGAAAATCAAGGTCTGCTTCAGGCTGATCTAGTGAAAAATCATTAGCCTTTGTTTCAGGTGCTGCAACTGGTGGAAAGTCTAAATTAGCTTCTTTATCTAAATCAAACTCTTCGCCTCCATTTACCTCATTTGCTAAAGCTTCACTGTTTGCTTCAATAAACGTGCTAAGTCCCATACAAACTAATGGGTTTATCTTATCACAACGTTC